AGGGCCCGGGAAGATGTGCAGCCCGATCCGGCAGGGGGACGAAAACCCCAGCTTTTCCGTCTGGCAGGGGGACAAAGGGCTGGTTTGGACAGACCATGGAACCAAGGAAAGCGGGGACCAGATCACGCTGATTGAAAAGGTGCGCGGGGTATCGTCTAAAGAAGCAATCCGGATGCTGCGCGAGTGGGCTGGTGACCTTACTCCGGTACAGGACCGGAAGGATGGGAAACCTCAGCCTAGGATCGTAAAGGTGTACGATTACTTGGATGCAGACGGAAAGCTAAGGCATCAAACGCTACGCTATGATCCAAAGATGTTTCGCCAGCGTCGCCCGGCGGCCGAGGGCGAGAGGGCTGGCAACAAACAGGCCAGCCGAGACCGGGAGGGCAACTGGTGGCTGTGGACGTTGGCCGGAATCACGCCGGTGCTGTATCGATTGCCCCAGCTGTTGGCCAATCCAGATCTGGTAGTAGGAATTTTTGAGGGCGAAAAGGACGCGGATGCAGCGGCTCTAGCAGATGGCAAGATTGCGGCTACCACCTCTCCGATGGGGGCCGGCAAGTGGCGGGATGAATATACCCAGACCCTAGCCAAAAGGAGGGTGATAATTGTGCCGGACCGGGACAAGGCCGGACAGGATCACGGACTGGCCGTGGCCAAGGCTTTACGGGACAAGGGCGGGTGCCAAGTGCGCATCGTGCGCTGGGAGTTGCTATGGCCGTCCGCGCCCATGGATGGGAAGGTGGATTTTTATGACTGGATGGACGCGTGGCGGAGGTCGGCATGAAAGACGGCCAAGTGCTGGATGCTTTATGGGAGGCGAGCGCGGATGTTTCTGATTTTATCGGACAATCTGACGTCGGCCAGGCTGTCGTCAGCAGCGTGCTGCCAAAGATCCGGCTGCCCGGTAATGGTCACAGAATAGGGCAAACGGCAGAGGATCTGGGCAAGGCGTTGCGTGATCAGGATCTTTTTGAAAGGGACGGAATCGTGCTGATGGTCAACCGGCGAGGCCGGCTATCGGTAATGACATCGGAGAAGTTTCACAGCTGGATTGAGGATTACGTTTCCCCTTACAAGCTAGGCGAGCGCGGCGAGGAGGCCGCCAGCATGAGCGACAAGTGTGCGGCCGGGGTGCTGGCCAGTGAGCAGTTTATTCGGGAACTAAGGCCGATTCGCAGAGTGGCTACGGTAAGGCTGCCGGTAATTCGGAAGGACGGGACTCTGGAGCTTTTACCCGAAGGCTACGATGCGGAAACCCAGGTGCTGACGAGGTCTGAAATGGAGCTGCAGGACGACATGAGTTTGGATCAAGCCAAAGCCGTTTTTGACCAGTGGATGGTTGATTTCCCATGGCCAATCAACGAAGCCGAGGCAGTTAGATCTAGGGCTGTGGCCTTGGCGGCGATGTTTGCACCATATCTTGACCTGATGCTGGCGCCTCGGGAGCCACGTCCCGCGTTTATTTTTTCAGCTAACTCGGAAGGTGCGGGCAAGACGTTGCTGTGCCGCCTGGCGGTCTGTCCGGTGTTTGGTCCCATGAGGATTACGGCACCCCCGGAGGGAAGCGACAGTGAGGAGCTGACTAAAGCGCTAAACGCGGCGGCCATCAGTGGTGAGCCTTATCTGGTATTTGATAACTGGAGAGGTGAAATAAAGTCGTCCAGCCTAGAGGCGTTTATTACGGCCAACGTGTGGGGTGGTCGTGTGCTGGGGCAGTCGCGAAACTTCGAGGTCGAAAAGTCCTGCCTAATCTATGTCACCGCCAACACAGCAAGGGTCAATGCAGATATGCGCCGCAGGTGCCTTCAGCTTTCCCTCCACGTGCAAGAAGCAAAGATTGAGGAACGTAAATATAGCCGAGCGATTAGCGAGGAGGACATCTTGGCGGCGCGACCGCAGTTGTTGGGTGCTTTGTGGGCCTTTGTAAAGCATTGGGACGATCAAGGCCGTACGCCAGGATCGGTAAATCACAGTAGCTTTCCTAGATGGTCGGCGCAGGTTGGTGGCATTGTGCAGCTGGTTACCGGGATCCACCCGTGCACGGCTCCGCTTGTGAGTGCTGACGATACTTTGGCAGACATGGAGAAGCTGGTGGGTGCTGTTATGGTGGACGAGTCACAGCCTTTGCTTGAGTTTCGTCCTGCTGAGCTGATGACGAAGTCTAGGGAGATGGGTTTATTTTCTTGGGTATTGGATGAGGATCCTAGTGAGGATGATCGGCAAGTGCGCAGGGAAAGGTCTGCTTTTGGAAAGATCTTGGCTAGGTTTGACGGTCGGACGTTTGGCTTAAAAAGGTTGGAAGTAAAAGGCGAGGGCCACGCCCGCATGATTCAGATCCACCATGTTGACCACCATGTGGCTGACCATGCTAAGTCGCAACCCGCTCCCGCTTAATTGATTTCATTAAAAGTGTCATGGTGATCATGGTAAGTTGCCTATCCGACTACTCTTACAGCCAAAGCTCTCCAGCGCGGGCGCGTGGGCGCGCGCGCGCGTTTGGGTACGGACTGACCATGTTGACCATGTTGCCGTGTTTGGTAATTGCTTTGCTGTATGAGCTTACAGCTGAACATGGTCGTGGACATGGTCCCTGCATGGTCGAACACCATGTGGGTAAGGAATCTTTTATATGCCTGTTGTCTGCGGTGGCGACGACTCCCGTTGATTTTGCGAGAGTAACCTTAACAGAGTCTAGGTTGACAGGTTGGCGGCTAACTATGACCGCCAGTGATTTAGCCAAGGAGTGGGGATGCAGCCGGCAGGCCGTGGCCAAGTGGGTGGCTAAGGGTATGCCGTTGACCAGCATGGAGGAGGCCAGCGCATGGAGATCTGCAAATTCTCAGAGGGCACCTAGATGTAGGGTCGTCCAAGCTGCTGCGGCTTACACGGACCCGGCCGGGCCGGTGAGCCTAGAGACGGCTGTACCAGGGGAAACGCCGGAAGTGACCGAAGTAAGGGAGCGATCCAACCGAGCAAAGGTTGCGGAGCGTGAAGCCATGAAACTTTTAGATCAAGCCAAGGAGGCCAAAGACGTTCACGGGATCCGGCTGGCTTTGGACAAGGTAATAACGACCCAAGAGCGGGCCCGGGATGCGGCAGATGAGCTGTCCAAGGCCCGAGCGGTTGCCGGGATTATGATGACAGTTACCCAGCACACCCAAGTGGTGGAGCGGTTGGCCGCAGAATTTCAGCGCGGCCTAGAGGCGCTGGTCAACAAGGGCAGCCGGCTTGTCGGCAAAAGCGCCGAGGAGATCCATGATATTATGCGCGAGGAAACTGGTCGTACTTATGAGGCCATAAAGGCCCGCATGATTGCATGACCATTACGTCATCATCACCAGTCCATGGGGCAGGGGCGGCTTTTAAGTTTCTGCGCCCCGCGGGGATGGATTCAGTGAGCCGTTGGGCGGAGCAAAGCATTTGGTTTTCTGAGCGGTACAGTCCTAGCAAGCCCGGGAAGGTCAGCTTGGACTCCATGCCCTATCTGCGCGAGGTGCTCGACAGCGCCACGGCTCCTGGCGTGCATGAGCTGACGCTATGTTTTGCGGTCCAGTGCGGTAAAAGCACGGCCCTGCAGCTCATGCTGGCCCACCGACTGACCAATAGGGCGACGCCCTGCATGGTGGTCCTGCCGTCGCTCAAGCTGGCGCGGTCCATCAGTGCGGACCGCTGGATGGAGCTGGTACAAAGCAACCCATGCCTAGGCCGGCTTTGTCCGGACAACGCCGACGAGATGAAGCTGGACGAGCAGAGATTTAAATCGGGCACGGTTTGGTGGGTGGGAGCGGGGAGCGAAAGCAATCTTTCCAGCCGCAGTGTCGGCATGAGTATCGCCGACGAGATCGACAAGTTTCCAGACTGGAACACCAAGGAGGCGGCGCCGCTGCAGCTGATCGGCGCCCGGATGGAATCCTTTCCTCACTGGCTTTACGTCCAGGCGTCCACGCCGACGATCGACCAAGGGGTCAACATCTGGACAGAGTTTCAGCGCGGTGACCAGCGCTACTACATGATTGCATGCCGCGAGTGCCATCATCAGTTCAACCTGGAGTGGGAGGGCATTAAGTGGGACGAGTCCTCTTTTGAGGCAGATTCTGAGACGTGGAATTTTGAAAAGCTAAAGGCCACGGCCCATTACGAATGTCCGGGCTGCCGCCGGCAAATCCCCTTTAGCGAGCGCAATGAGATGATGCGGCAGGGCAAGTGGAAGGCCACAGCCCAAGGCGAGCCGGGGCGCCGCAGCTATCACCTCAACGCGCTCTACAGCCCGCACAAGACCTGGGGCGAGCTGGCTGTCATGTTTATCCAGGACAAGGAAAGCATCCGCGGGCTGCACCATTTTGTGAACAGCTATCTGGCCAAGCCATGGACTCCGGCCGCGGCCACGGTTAAGCCCAGCGCCGTCGAGGATGTTATCAAGGCCAGCCCGGAATATCTGCTGGGCGAGTGCCCGATGGATCCGGATGGGCTGATGATGGCGGTGGACGTACAGCAGACGGAGCTGTGGTACACGATCCGGGCCTACGGCAAAAACGCAGGTAAGCCATGGAGCGCGCTAGTGGACTACGGCCAGCTGATCGGCTGGGACGCAGTCCTGCAAAAGTTTGGGCAAAAGTATCCGGTGCGTGGCAAGGAGGGCGAAGGCCGAAGCTGCTTGGGCGGGTTTGTGGATTCTGGTTACGCGGCCCGGAGGACCGGAGGTGTGTACGAGTTTGTGATTAAGGCGGCCGGAAAGTTTTGGGCAAGCAAGGGACGTGCAGCCAGTGCCGGGATGCGGGCCAGCGTGGTGAAGCAGGTCGTCGAGCACCTGGGCCGGACGCTGCCTTTGGTCCAGTACGACGATAATGTTTTCAAACACACGCTGTACATCAACAAAATCAAGGAGCGTACCGGGGCGGACTGGTGGCTGCCGCGCAATCTGGGCCGCGACTACATCAGCCAGCTGACGAATGAACGGCTGGTGGAGCGCAAGCTGCGCTATGGGCAGAGAGAGCTGACGTGGGAGGTGGTGGGCGCGAACCACTTGGGGGATTGTGAGAAGCTGGTGCTGGTGTTTTTAGAGCACGAACAAAACCGGCCCCAGGAGGCGGCCGCTAAATTGACAGCATGAAGGGCGCGTGGAGCGTGGGCTCATCTTTTCCCTTTGGATCCAGGCATCGAAAGACCCTGTGGCCCTCCGCCTTGCCTTGGAGGCTCTTGCGGCCGGGCAGGCCAACACGTTCACCAACGGGGGCAAGGTAATGGTCAGCGCATCCGTGGCCGGCAAATCGTTCAGCTACCAGCTGCAGCCGGGCTTTAATCCCGCTGGCGTCACCCAGCTAGCGCTTAACTGCTGGAAATCCGTGAAGGGTTTTACCACGTCCACTGAGGTTGAGGATTTTCTGACCAAATCCACCGGCTCGGTCTCCTATCCGTCCTACCCGTCCGAGGTTTTCTAAGATGGGATCCTGGGGCAACTGGTTTGGCCGGATCATCCGTGCTGGGGAAAACGACCAGCGCCGTCGCCGCTATATTTACGCCACGCCCCAAGACACCAAGACAGACCTGACGACCGCCAGCCGCCGGCAGGTGCTGGGGCTGGCCCGGTATTTTTACTACAACAACCCCGTGGTGCGCGGGGCGATCGACAGCATCACCCGCAACTCCATCGGCCCGGGCATCAAGTGCCAGGCTCGCACGGAGGACGAGGGCTGGAACCGCGCCACGGAGGAGTGGTTCCGCTCATGGGAGATCGCCTGTGACGTCCGGGGCATTTTGGATTGGGCCTCGTTTCAGCAGGTGGCTTGCCGGGCGATGCTGCGGGACAATGAAGTATTTTGTCTTTTGATCGACAACGGCGATGGATGGCCCCAACTGCAGATGGTCGAGGCCCACCGCTGCGAGACACCGGCCTACCTTACCGGCGAAAAAAGGATTTTTGACGGGGTACGCACCAACGCCCAAGGCCGTCCGCTTTCCTACTACATCCGCACCGGGGACGGCGATAAATACACCGAGGTGCAGTCGTCCGACCTCTTGGTCCTGGCCGAGCGGGACCGGCCGGACGAGCTGCGCAGCATCTCCCGGCTGGTGACCTGCCTCAACCTTTTGCAGGACCGCGACGAAATTCTGGACCACGAAGTGCAGGGCGTGAAACGCGCCGGCGCCATCGGCCTTGCCTTGGAAGGGCAGGGAAACACCGGGTTTTTTGGGCCCGACAGCACCAGCGACGACGGCATCACCACGGACAAGATTTTGGGCGGAGGAGCCATCTGGAACCTGCCTGCCGGCAAGACGCTCAAGGAAATCAAGAACGACCGCCCCGGGCCCAACCTGCAGGAGTTCATGGATCAGATTTTGCGGGCCGCTGCGGCCGGCCTTGGCCTGCCTTACGAGTATTTGTGGAAAGCCGACCTGTCCGGCCCTTCGCAGCGCTTTGTCCTGGCACAAGCCCAGCGCCGTTTTGACGAAGTGGCGCAAGCCATCACTAGCCAGCTGGTCAGCCGCGTCCGCCTATGGGCGCTGGCCAAGGCCATCAAACGCGGCGACCTCACCCCGCCACGCGGCATGGATCGTTGGTGGACGGCCGTCTATCACACACCAAGAAAAACAACCATTGATGCTGGTCGTGATTCTATGGCAGATCGCGAGGACCTTAAGATGGGCATCCGAACATTGGCCGATATTGCGGCCGAGCGTGGTGACGATTGGCAGGAGGTATTGGATCAAAGAAAGGTAGAGCGTGAGTACGAATCGGGCGGCCAAATTAAGGCAGAGCCACTAATCTCAAGTATTGGCGTTGGAGGAGCACAGGCTCTTGCAGCTATTATTCAGCAAATTGGGGAAGGCGTTATTAACCCAACGCAAGCAGAAACAATCCTGACCAGCGTTTTTGGAATGACACAAGAAGATGCTAGAAAAATTTCAGAAGCTGCCGGCTCACGCTCATCTTCTGCTCCTACTACATCCGCTGACCAGACCGTCCAGCCAGAGCTGGCCGCACCTACCGTGACCGTCACCATGGCCGCGCCGGTGGAAGTGACCCAGCCCGAATCTGTTCCTGCCACCGTTTTGACCGAGGCTTTCACCATGAAAGACGAGCCCGACCTAGAGCTGTCCGACAAGGAGCTCAACATGGTGGTCAAAGCCATCGGCCTAAAAAACAAAAAGCTAAAAAAGAAAAAGTGATCCGGGTCCTCTTGGCTGTACTGCTGCTGGCCGGATGCCAAAAGCCAGCCCAGCCTAAGGCCGATCTGCCTGTTTATTCCGACATGGGCGCGGCGGCGGATGCCGGCCGCGTGGAATTTGACAAGCCCTGACCGGACATGGCCGAAAAGAAATTTAAGGGTATCTCCGTCATCACTGCCGGCCCTGCCTTGGGGCATGGCATGGTCATCGACGCGGAGACTCTTTCCCAGGTTGTCGAAAAAGGAAATGAAGCTGGGCAGGTGAAGGTCCTGTCGGATCACTCGTCCTCCGTCTCCAACATCATCGGCTATCTGGAAAACTTTGGGCTGGATGGCGGCCGCGTCCGCGCCGACCTGACTCTTTTTGAAAGCCATGACGGCTTTCAGTATTTCAGCGAGCTGATCAGCACGCTTCCTGGTCAGATCGGTTTTTCCATCAGCTTCTCCGGCGTGCCCAGGGAGGCGGCCGATGGCACCCAGCTGGCCACCGTGCAGACCCTCTTTTCCGTGGATCTTGTGCTGACTCCGGCCGCCAACCCCACCGGGGTTTTCCATGCGCGGGTTGACAGCAAGCAAAACGCCGTGACCAAAACATCACAGGTTGAAGAAACCAAGCTAGAGACGCCCGCCACGGAAGCGGCGCCCGTAGCCCCGGCGGCCCCGGCGGCAGAGCCCGCCAAACTGGCCGAGCCCACCCTTTCCGACATTAACGCCAAGCTGGACGCCATCATGGCCATGCTGCAGGCCGATGTCGTCGAGGACGTGGTCGAGGAACCGATGGCTGCCAAGGCTGAGGAAAAGAAACTCGAAGCCGCCGTGGAGGAAGCTCCCGTGGCCGAGGAACCCAAGGCCGAGCCCGCCCCGGAGCCCGTGGCCGCCGAAGCCAAGATCGAGGAGATTAAGGCCGAAGCACCCGCGACCAACGAGGCCGCCGCTCTCAAGGCCGAGCTGACCACCCTCAAGATTGATCTGGAAGCCTCGCGTGGCATCAAGCCGCTCGAAGTTTCCGCTGAACAGAATTTCTCGCGTTCCGACCTGCTCTCGCAGTTCAACGCGGAAAAGGATCCCCGCCGCGCCGCGGAGATCTTCAAGAAAATCAAACTGGCGCGATAACCCAAAGGATAACCAAACACCATGGCTAACACACTCGGTTCCGTCTCGAACGGAAAGGTCATCGCCCAGCGTGCGCTGGAATTGCTGACCGAAAACTACAACTGGATCTCCGCCGGCGTGAGCGACTTCTCGGACGCCACCGCCCGGAAAGGTGACTCCATCACCACCCACATCGTTAGCATCCAGTCCGCCTCGGACTACAGCTCGACCGCCGGCTACGTTCCCGCCGACGTGACGCAGACCGACGTGACCGTGACGCTCAACAACTTCAAGCACACGACCTACGCGGTGAACGACGACGAGCGCACCAGCTCCAACATCAACCTGATCGAGCGTTTCGCCGAACAGGCCGCCCACGCGCTGGGCAAGGCGATGGTGGACTCCGTCCTGGCTCTCGTGACGACCCACTACAGCTCCACGCTCACCGTGGCGGCCGATGCCATGACCTTCCGCTCCATCGTGAGCGCGGGTCTCTCACTCGACAACAGCAAGGTGCCCATGGGTGGCCGCTTTGCGGTTCTCTCCCCGGGCAACTACGCCAGCCTGCTCAACGATTCCAACATCGTGGCCAACGCGCAGCGCAGCGGTGACGTCGTGGCCTCCGGCCAGATCGGCACCGTGGCGGGCATCTCCGTCTACGGCTACAACGGCCTCGCGGCCGGTGTGTCCAAGGGCTTTGTCGCCCAGCGGGAAGCCCTCGTCGTGGCGACCCGCCTCCCGGCGATCCCCGACGGCGTCAGCCTCCCCGGCAACGTCGAAGTGGTGACGGAACCCAAGAGCGGTCTCAGCCTGCAAGTCGCGGAGCACTATAACTTCCGCCTCGGCAGCCACGAGCGGTCCTACCGGATCCTCTACGGTGTAGGCCGCGGGCAGACCAGCAGCCTCGTCCGTATCGTCTAAGTAATTAGACCAACTGGTGGGCCGGCCGCATCGGGGGGTGCGGCCGGCCTTCCTCTCTAAAAAAGATGAATACCCCCCTTGTGTCTCTCGCCCTTATCGCCGGCCCGGCGGAGGGCGAGATTCTTTTTCGGCTCATCCAATCGGCCAAAGGCCTGTGGGACGAGGTCATCGTGGTGGCCGCCACCGGATCCCAACCGCACGACGATCTAAAGAAAGCCCTGCAGGACGCCGCCGGCGAGGCCGGCACGTTTGCCGTCTATCAGAACGCCCCGGAAAATTCCGGCTGGCCGCACATCGATAACTTTGCCGCCGCCCGCAACCAGGCGTTCAGCCTGGCCCGCGGCAAGTACGTCATCTGGGCGGACTGCGACGACCTGTTTCTGGGTAACCAAGCCGCACTGCACCGCGGCGTAATTGAGGAGCGGGACAAGCAGGCGGAAGGCTGGGACGTCTTGGTGACCCGGTACGACGTGCAAAACAGCGGCATGCGGGACAACCGCCGGGAACGCGTGTTCCGCCGTAAGGCGGACGGCACGCTGCCAGCCCACTGGGAACGGGCCATCCATGAGCGGGTCAAGCCGGACGAAAAGGCGGCCGTGGGCCTGGCCGACGGCTTGTGCATCACCCACGTGCCCAAGACCAACAAGACCGGCAGCGGAGAGCGCAACAAGCGCATCCTGGCGGCCGAGACCGAGGGAGCCGGGATGAACTGGTACTACATCGCCATGGAGGATTTTCTGCGCGGGCAGTACCAGAAAGCCATCGGCCCGTGCCTGCTGGCGCTGGAACACCCGGACGTGGGCGCCACGGAACGCTACCAGCTGCTGTGCATGGCCGGCGTGATGTGTGCCGCCCCGGACAAGAAGCGCAAATACTTTGGCCAAGCCATCACCCTGCATCCCACCCGCAAGGAAGCGCACGGCCATCTGGCCTGCCAGCTGATGGATGAGGGGAACCTGCATGAAGCCAGCCGCTTGCTACAGGTGGTGGACAGCCTGCCCCGCCCGGCTGGCGTCATCTGGAATCTGGACGCCAAGTGGTACGGCCACCTGCCCAAGATGCTTTTGTCGCAATGCCTCCGGGCGGCCGGACAAAAAGAGGACGCGGATCGCTGCGAGCGGGAGGCGTTCCGTGCCGCGTGGGGCAAGATCACCATCATCTACGCCGGAGAGCTGGCTCACTGCGCCCGGGCCCACAAGCTGTTCATGGACACGTCCGACAATCCCGCCGGCATCCAGCACCTGTTTATCACGCCGCCGACGGATGACCCCGGATCCAAGCGGCTCAACATCGTCAAAGACGCCACCGAGGCGATTGAAAAAGCCCTGGGCCATGTCCTGCTCACCGTCAAGGCGGAGGCGGAGACGCCCATCCCGCCGCTGATGTGGGATGCAGCCCTGATCCATGACGGCACGCTCCCAGGCACCGCCCAGCGCCTGCCCGATCCCGTGGACAAAAAAAGCCGGGTCGTCATCGGTCTGACCACCACGCCGAAACGGATCCACACCGTCCTGCCCACGATCGAAAGCCTGCTGGCGCAATCCATGCCAGCGGATGAAATTATTTTATCCGTACCGGAGAAGTTGGCCCGGACGGGCGAGCGTTTCCCGGAGATTCCGGCCGCCCTGCAAAAGCTTGCGGACGAGGGGAGGATCCATATCGCCCGCACGCACGACCACGGCCCGGCCACAAAATTTATCGGCGCGGCGCAGGCCACCAACGAAAGCGGGGCCCAGGACTCCTTTGTGATCTGGTGCGATGACGACATCCTCTACAGCCCGCGGATGGTGCAGACGCTGGTGGAAAATTGTCCGGACAGGGCGGCGCTGGGGCTGTGTGGATTTTTCATGACCGGGCCGAAAGGCTACGCCATCGCGCCCGATCACCTCGGCCACGCCGAGATCATCGAGGGCTTTGGGGCAATTGCCTGCCGGCTGAAGGATATGTGGCCGCTGATTGAGGGAGGCGAGTTTCCCAGCTGCACGCCCAAGGAGTTTGCCCGGCTGGACGACAAGGGGCGCGCGCGTTTCATGGCGGACGATTTTGTGATGTCCTACCGCCTGCGGGAGCTAGGCACAAAAACCCTAGTCTGCGCCACGCCGGACTTCAACCGATCCAACGGCATCCGGATCCGACCGGAAGGGCTGGGCGAGGACGCCCTGCAGAACAACAAGGGCACCGGCGGCAACCTGGCTGCCTACAGTCTGCTGAAATTGTGAAAAAAACCCTGACGATCAGCGGCCATCGACGGCCGGATTACTTCCAGCAGGTGCTCTCCGCGCTTTCCTTTTGCGAGGGCGTCAGCGAGTACGCCGTCACCGCCGTCCTGGATCCCAGCGAATGGACGGACCAACTGGCGGAGATCGCCCGTGGGCATGGCATCACGGTGCACATCCCGGCGAAGCATCTGGGCTGCGGGGCGGCCATCCGATACTGCATGGAGCTGGGCTTTGAGGCGTCCGAATATCACATTCATCTGGAGGACGACACCGTCCCCAGCCCGGATGCACTGCGTTGGTTTGAGTGGGCCGGCCGGAACGCCAGCCCGATGACGCTGACCGTCTCCGGCTACAACCAGCACGGCGGCGAAGCCGCGCCCAACATGGCCGCCTGGCGTAAATGGTTCACCCCTTGGGGATGGGCCACCTGGCGGGAGCACTGGGAAAAATATCTTTTGCCGGCATGGGACACGTCTTTCTGGGACGGCGGGGTGCAGCGGATCCGGGACAACCTGGGCATGGGAGAGATGTTTCCCCGCGTCAGCCGGATCCAAAACATCGGAGCCACCCGCGGGGCTTTCTGCCCCAGCGAGGATTTCTACCGGGAAAACCACCACGCGACCCGCGTGGCCACGCCGGAGGAAAGGACGGAGCGCTGGATCTGGACGTGAAAGTCGTCAACATCGGCTGCAACAACGGCCTAGACGATTGCCGGCAGTTTGTTGTCGAAAACCTGGCGGGGGTGAGGGAGGTGCACCTGGTGGATCCCAGCCCGGCGGCTTTGGAGCAGTGTCGTCAAAATTACCGGGACATTTTCCAGGCCCGCTTTCATCATCTGGCCATCGTGCCGCAGGCTACCGCCCGCGTTATCGTCTATACCCCCCGGGGCGAGCCGTGCAGCCAGCATGCCTCCGTCAGTCGGGAACATCTCTCAGCCCATCACCACGCCAGCCTAGACGAGGCGGAGGTGCCGGCCATGCGGCTGCCAGACTTTCTGGCATCCTTGCTAATTGGCAAACCGGACCGGCTTTATATCGATGCGGAGGGGCTGGATTGCCAGATCCTGCTGCAACTGGATTTCTCCCGGCCCACGCCCGATTTCATTCAGTTTGAAAAAACCCACGCCGACGGCCCCTTCCGCCATGAATCCATCTATCAGGCCTGTGTGGAAAAACTGCAGGCTGCCGGGTATCGGATTGTGCCCACCTCTTACGGGAACGAGGCGGCCGTAAGGTTTTGACATAAGAGGCTGAGCGTGACCGAGCTGGAGCAAATCATGCGGGACGGGATCGAGGACATGGTGGCCGGCGCAGGATCCGCCACCTGCACCATCGGCTCCACGGCCGTCACCGGCATCTATAGCCCAGGCGAAAAAACCGCGGAGCTGGGCATGGGCGGCCTGGTTAATCCCGCCCCGGCCGAGTTTGTCTACATTGCTGCCGCAGCCTCGGCGCCATCGCTTTTAGGCGTGGTCACCGTCTCCGGCACGCGCAAGCGGGTGTTGGGCGTGACGGAGGATGCCGGGATGATTTCGCTGACTCTGGGAGATCCCGAGGACGTGCGATGAGCCTGCGCCTAAAGACCGAGGACGCCTTTGCCACCTACCTTTCCGCCTCCACGGCCAAGCCGTCCGGCTATGTGGTGCAGGCCGGGCACCGCATTGCGGATCTGGAGCTGCCGGCCGTGGTGGTTCACGCGGAGCAGAGCGAGCCCGTGGTGGAGGGTAGCGTGTCCGGAGAGCGCAAGGTGACGCTGAATTTTTCCGTCATGACCCCGCTGGAAACCACCAGCGTGGCCACCACCCACCGCAGCGCCTTTGATTGGCTCAACACGGCCCTGGCGGCCACCACGGCGCTTTCCGCCGTGACGTTCATGGGCGGCTATCCCGGAGCGGAGCAGACCGGCACCAACGAGAAAGTGATGCAGGACGGCGTGACCTACACCGCCTTCGTGCGGCCGTAGCGCAGGTTGACAGGGGATCGGCTGGCATGGCGATGACTTATGGCGTGTCTGGCGGAATCAGCCAGAACATCAACAACTCGGACGACTACCTTTTCGTCACCGGCGCGGACGGCACGGTGGTCAAACATTTCAAGAAATACCGCCGGATTGAGACCGTGACGGAGACCCTGCCCGACAGCCTTACCCTGCCCACCGTGTCCGGCCCCACGGCCTTCCGCACGGAGCTGCGCTGCTCCAACACGGATTTTGCCCGCCTGACCACCACCGCCGTCACTTTCAGCACCATCAGCTAAAGGAGCCGCCATGCCGTACAAGGGATTTTCCACCACCAGCGTTTCCGGGATTGAGGAGATCATCAGCCTTTCCATCACCGGGGAGCAGGATGAGATTGTCATTGATCCGGGCACGGCCAACACGGCCCCGACGGTCACCACCTACTACAACCCGCGCTACAACGTCTCGATCGAGGGCATCAGCAGCGGCACCAGTGTGGCGGCCACCTTCACCGTGGCGGGCCAGACCTTCACCAAGACATCCGATAATTACACCAAGACCGTGGGCGATGTGGTGAAGGTGTCCGTCAGCGGCGTCTACAATCCCAACAGCTCGCTGGGCAGCTAAGCCGGCGGCGTACCGCCGGCGTGAACCGCCTTTTCGCCGAAAGTTTTCTTAACCGGGACGATCACGTCGTCCTGCGCCGGCGGCTGTTGCCTCTGTCCCTCTGGCACCTGCTGAATCTGGAGATTGCCGGCAGCCCCTATTTTCTGGGCGGCACTTTTCCCACGGCCAAGGATTTGCGGCTGGCCGTGGCGGTATGCACCACGCCGTTCCCGCAGTTGCCCGACCTGTCCGGCCGCCGGCTAGTGCTAGACTGGATGCGGACGTGGAGCTGTAAATTTTTGATTGAGACGGCCAAGTTCCGCGCCTACTTGGATGATTTTAATGCCCTGCCACAGCTGTGGCGGGAGGAGCAGAAGCGCAGCCCAGGTAGTAGGGAACCGGTGGGCCTGCCGTGGGCGCTGGCGATTGTGAGCGGGATCTGCGGATCCACCGGCTGGAGCGCGGAGACGGCCTGGAATCTGCCCGTGGGGCAGGCGTACTGGTACCACGTGGCCTTCGCCATGCAGAAGGGGTGCAGCGTGGATCTGCTTTCGGAAGGGGAGATACTGGCGATTGAGAAGGTAAGAGCCAGAAGGGCGGCGGCAAAATGAACGACATCAAGGTTTCCGTAGACGATCGGGCGTTTTCAGCCCAGTTGCGTCGTTACGCTCTAGCCACGCGGATCAGTTTTGCGGAGGCGATTTTGAGGCAGGCCAGGCTGGTCGCCGTCAATCTGGCTCACCAGACCCAGCCGTTCGGCTCTGGAACTGACGCCAGAAAGCAGGGGGAGGGCGCAGTGACCACGGAAATTGGCCGTGTGTATGACGATGTGCCCCAAGCGGCAGGCAGGGTAAAAAACAGTGGCGGAAGTTTTGATCTGCCCCGTGTTAAGAGCGCCCCGCAGGCCGAAGCGGCTTTTGTGCGCTTGATTCGTGCTGGCCAATATGACAAGGCGCGGGAGCTGTTAAACGCACTGCGCATCGACCCTTATTTCAGCACGGACGTGGGGCGGTTTGACGGAGGACGGGAGCACGCAAGGTCGAGGCATGGCGCGCGCCGCAAGGTGCCCAGCAACATCTTCACCAAGCTGGCCGTCATCAATCCGCAGGCGGCGCGCAGTTACGTCAAGAAAATCACGCAGCGCGTGGGCACCGCCAAGGCAGGCTGGGCCAGCTGTGCCCAGCAGTTGGGAGGATGGCGCGGGATTCCGGGCTGGGTGACGCGCCACGCCCGGGGGCAAAGCCTTGGCAACGTCTACGACGCCACCGGCGGCAACGGATCCAGCCAGTACGTGCGGATGACGAACCATGTGCCGTGGATCGATAAGTGCCTCAACCCCGGCCAGATCCAGCGCGCCCTTGACATCCAGAGGGGCAAGATGACGAACGCGATCCGGATCGCGCTCAGCAAGGCGAGGTAACCATGTCCGATCTAAATGTCAAAGTGGGGCTGGACCGGTCCGGTTTTCAGACCGGCCTGGCGGCGATGGAAAATGCGGTGGGTAAGTTTGGCAATCGCCTGACCGGGGTGCTGGCCGGATCCTTTAGCTTTGCGGCCATTGGGGCCGGCATTTCACGGGCGATTGACCAAGGGGATCAGCTGCAGGATCTGGCCAACCGTTTCGGCGTGGCCGCCAGCGCCATCCAGGAGATCGGCAACGCCGCCAGTTTGTCCGGTGGATCGGTGGAGGATGTGGCGGCCGCAATGAACAAGCTCGCGCGCAACGCCGGTGAAGCCATTGGAGGAAATGAGAAACTGCAGGAGTCGTTTGCTAAAATCGGACTATCCACCCAAGAGCTGATGGGCATGAGTCCGCAAGATTTGTTTTTTGCTTTGTCCAATGCCGTGGCCTCCGGTTCTCTTGGAATGGAGGATTTTGCTGTAGCCCAGGACCTGGCTGGCCGTGGAGCGGCCATTTTGATGGAAACCTTCCGCATGGGAAAAGATCAGATCATTGCCAACGGCCAGGCGATGGGGGTTTGGAGTGACGAAACGATTGCCGCCCTGAGCCGTGCATCCGATGCCATCAAGACCTTTCAAAATCAAATTACACTTGGACTGGGAGCGGTTGTGCCCTTGCTCTCCAAGGCCATTGAAAGATATCAGGATTTTGTGCAGGCAGTGGTTTTGGCCGCCCAAGCGCGCTTTAACCCCAATCTGGACTCCGCTGGCCGGGCCGACCTGATGGAGGAATCCGGCCGCAAGATTGCAGATTCCCTGCTTGGCAGAAGCAACGTTGAGAAAAACATGACGGAGCAGACAGTTCGCAACACGGAAGCTCGTGTGCAGCAGTATGACCGGGAAGCCAAGGCCAAGGAGGACAGCGCCAAGCGCTGGGCCGCGGCCATGGAAAAAATGCAGGAGCTGGATCAGCAAGAAGAAATCACCGCCGCTCGCGCCGAAAACAGGCAGCTGGTCCGCGAGGCGGAGCGTATCCGCGATGCTACGCCAGGGTCGGAGGCGTTTGAGGCCGCCCGCCGTGATCGATTGCAGGAGATGAACCGGCTGCGCGGCAACGCGCCGGATTTTGACCCGCGGGAGGTTCTCATCAAACGGATGCAGGGCATGGGCAGTGGCATGACACCGGCCGCCCTGCAGGACACCGTGAAAAACACCACCGTGCAAGGCATTGACGGCAAGATCGCCACCGTGATCGGCAAGCTGGACGATCTCATCCGTAAGGCCGGGAGCTTTAGCTAGGCCATGGCGCGCGGATCATCCAGCAGTGGCGGAGGTGGCGGAGGTTCGTCCGGACCGGTCGTGGAAATGACCGGCGAAAGCGGGGAGCTGAACAACACCGGCCGGGCCAGGATCCGCAAAAAATACTTTGTCACCAATGAGGCAGACCTGGCTAGAACGCCGGATCTTGCCGGCTTCCGCGCCACCAACATCACCTACAACAAGATCGGCGGCGGAGCCTACGAACAGAACGTGGAATACACCGCGCAACTCGATGCGGCCGCGGCTCCAGGCTTGGTCGAAACTCTGGGCGGCCTGAACGGAACCTTTGAAATGTTTACCAGCTACGAAAGCCACCCGATCGAGCTGCATCCGCGCATCGACAAGCTGTCCGTGGATTTTGGCGGATACTTTACCCCGGACGGATTTGCCAAGTGGCCGCCGTTCTACACGCCCACCAGCGGCGGCGGACTGGGCTCCGGCACGCAGGTGCGGAACCCCATGTTCGGCGTCACCCGTTACAAGGACGTCTCCATGACGTTTCGCCACACCTACTACGTCAGAAATGTTCCTCGCAGCATTTATGACAAGGCCGGGAACATTGTGACCAACCTTCCCGCGGGATTTCCCACGCCCAAAGGGCCAAGGGATAAGAACAAAAAAGAAATCAAGCGCCGGTGGATGATGCAGATGCCGGCGGTGAGCCGGGAGGGTAACTCGTACCGCGTGGTGCAGGAATACGTCCTGCTGGATTCGTCCGGCGTGGCGGATGATTTGTACGATACCACCAGCACCCCGGGCCAGGCTTAACCTATTATGCCGCTGCCGGCAGAGCTCTTGGCCCGCCCAGGGGAGGAAATTCGCCCGGCCTATGACCGCCTGCTGCGCTGGATTGAGGCGCAGCGCCTTGTCAGCACGGATGACCGCGTAAAAATTACCCCCACGCCCAACGGGCAACTTGTGCACGCCACCGAGCGGCCGCCCAGCATTGTCACCCCGCTGCAGGTCAACCAGGCCGGCGCCAATTTTTACAGTGTGCGGGAGGGCTACGTGAACGGCCGCTTGCCGCTGATTCAGACGCAGCAAGGCGAAAAGCCGCTGGTGGACGAGGACGGCGTGCCCCATGCCCCCTCCCGTCTACCGCCGGATCGCCCGATCCTAGTCGTCGCCGAGGTTACTTTCACCAGCGCGCTGGCTTTGGAGAAAGTTTTGATCACCACCAAGCGGCCTAACGAGATGCTGCGCACCGGCACGGCAGATTATGCCAGTGCCACCCAAGGCAAAATCACCGGTCACATCCCGCTGGCGTTTACCCGCGGCGGGCAGTTTATCCAGTTTACCCTGCATAACCTGCAGGTGCGCGCCTTTACCGACAACGGCCGCCCGCGCGTCATCTACTGGCCAGCGTGATGTTTTACCCCGCCCGCCGCCACAATCAGACCGCCGAGGCGGCGGCCAAACTCTTACCCATCCGCATTTCAGCCGAAAAAGCCGGCCAGCGCCCGCATCCCTGGCAGATCCGCCCACAGTGGGTGGAACTGAAAACTCACCCTGCCGGCGGGTACTGGACCGCCACGGTCAATCCCGGACTGGTCAATGGCCAGCCCGCCGCCATGACCATGCCGTTCTCCCGCACGCCACCTGCGGTGCAGGCACGGCTGAAGGCCGAAGCCAAGTCGGCCAAAAAGCCGCAGCCTTCCGGAGAGCAGCGGGTGAAGGTGTTTCTGGACGAGCAGGCGTCCGTGGAACTGCGCTGGCGGGCGATCGGCGCGGATGCGGCCCCGGAGGGATCGGCCGCCGGCAACGCGGACACGGGGGAGGTGCGGGCCAGCTTCGAGCCCGTGCCGGAGTTTTTCCGGATCCGCGGCGTGGCCGATGCCAACCCTGACCTGCTGGGCCCGCAGGCGGAGACGGAGCGCTACCTGCGCGCCTGCGACATCGTGCTCACCCAGCCCCGCGTGGCTCTGGCCAACGAGGTCACCGTGGGCGCAGTGGTGGACGGATCCATCCTTTCCGCCAACCCCACCTTTTTGGTGCCGGAGGACGAGCAGCCCATGGTGACGGCGCAGGCCAAGTTTGTGGCCCCGTCACCGCCCACGCTGGAGAGTTTTCTTTCCCAGCGCTTTGCGGACCTGCCGTTTGACCAGGTGCTCTTGGCCACCGTCTACGCCCTGTCCCCGTCTTTTCCGGACGACACGCTGGTGCGTGGCGGCTGGAGCATCTTTGTGCGTTACTACACCCACTGGAACCTGGCCCACGCCGGCCAGCGGATCCGGCCCCGGCAGGAGCTGCCCCGCATCACATTTGTGACGCCCCTGGCGGCCGGCCTGCTGAACCTCCAGATCGGGGAAATCCTTTCCCAAAACAACGATTTTTCGCAGGCCATGCTGGATCTGTATCAGCAGACCAAGCTGGGCGGAACCTTCTACGCCGTATGAGCCTGGACAAATCCGCCCGCCGCAAGGAAAAGGTGAGGGAGATCAACCGCCGTCTGCGCTCGCAGGGGCTGGTCTTTCTGGGCGAGCCCGGCCCGTGGTTTCCCATCACCTTGCCGTTCCAGTTCCAGCCGTCCTTTTTCCCCGGGCTACTGGCCTCCGATCCGCCCCTAGACAGAAACTTCATCGGCGACGTGGCCCATCCCAAAAGCTGATTTGACATCCCTTTAGGCGAGAACCCATGGCCACGTTCCTTTTCGGCAACCTTTCCACCAAGACCGCCAGCTACAGCATCGAGCCCGGATCGATCGAGCTGCCCAAGGTGGTGCAGGGGGATGATTTTGCTCTGGCCGTGCGGCTGACCGAGACGGCCGACAACGTCACCGTCGTCACCCGGCCCACCCTTTCCTACGCCCGGCTCTCCTACGGCCCGATCGACGTGGCCCCCACCAGCGGCACGTTCAAGCTGGTGGTGGGCGGCGTCACCAGCGGGGTCGTCACCATTGGATCTTCCGCCGCCAGCGTGGCAGCCGTGCTCAACGCCATGGCCACCCCGGCCACCGGCTGGTCCGTGGCTCTGGACCGGGACAGCTACATCGTCTCCCGTACCAACGCGTGGACGGCCACCAGCGGCCTCACCATTGCGGACAACCGGCTGGAGCCGGAGAGTTTTGTGCGCGTCACCAGCTACTCCCGCGCGGACCAGTTCGTGCAGGAGCTTCGGCCCATGCAGAGCCCGCTGGCCTACACCAGCGCGTTTTCCCTGATCGTCCCGCCCGCGCCCGCCATCACCCGCGTGGTCACCGGGTATTCCGATGCCGTCACCGGCGTGAAGGTGAACGAGGTGCAGCGCCTCTACGTTCCGCCCCAGTTTGACGGCGTCTTTCAAATCTACCGCGGCACCGCCCGCACCCAGCTCCTTGATAAAGAGGACGGCGCCGCCGAGATTCAGGCCGCGCTGATCGCCGGCGTCACCACCCAGGGCAGCGCGGAGACTTTCATCGTCACCAACCCGCGCAACAACACGGCCGACATCGAGTTTGCCGGCGATCTGGCCGGGGCTCCGCAGGATCTTCTCACCGTGGCGGTGCCCGAAAGCCTGCAGGGCGATCTGACGTTCGATCTGGATCTGAACACCCAGGGCATGCTGGCTAGCCTGCGGGACAGCTTTGAGGTGACCCACCCGCTGACTTGCGAGGTGGGCATCAACTACGGCACGATTGCCACGCCGAATGTAAAATACGTCACCCTGTTCCAGCAGAATATGACCGTGCAGGCCGATGGCGCGTGGACCGGCCTAGCCGCCGCCCAGAGGATCAACTGGCTGAACCCGCCCCAGCCGGTCAACTACATCCCTTTTACCAGCGATCAAGTCATCACCGGCATCCAGAGCTACACCGCCGTCGTCACTGGGGCCGGCCCGTGGACGATTGCCCACAACCTGGGGACGGAAGCCATCCACGTCACCCTGCGGGAAAACAGTTCCGGAGGGCAGATTTTGGTCAACGGCACCAGCTATGAGGCTTTTACCGTCACCAGCCAGTCCGTAAGCATTGACCGATATGCCACCGTGCCCAGCTACGGCTGGGCCGTGATGATCTCCAGCGCCGGCCCCACCAGCGCCTTTCTGGCCCACACCCACACCATCGCGCAGATCGTAGATTTGCAGGACACGCTGGCCAGCCTAGGCACGCGCCTGGGAAGCCTGGAAAATGTGCTGCCCAACAACGTGGGCGTGATCAACCAGGCGGCCGTGAACACCACGCCGCTGACCATCAAGGTCTCCGAGCGGGCCGCCGTCCTTTTTGCCGACGTGGACGGCGCCTGGAGCGGGAAGGGGATCGAGGCCGCCAAGCTGCCCCGCCGCGGGCCCAGCTTGCTGCGCGCCCGGCACGAGACCGCCCAAAACAGTCCGATCGCCACCGCGCCCACCGCCGCCGGCGTGTGGCTGTATAGCGGCGGCGTGGATCTGGCGCCCATGGGCTACATCCCCGGCCAGAGCGTGCCCCCGGGCGGAGCCGTGGCCTATGAGGGCGGCCGGATCTATCAGGTGCGGCAGGAGTACGGCAAGACCACCTGGTTCCCCGTGCCCTACGAGGTGGAGCTTTTCCGCGTGCCGGTTAACGGGGAGCAGCTGCGCGTGGGCCGCACCCTGGAGGTGCAGTTTGGTCTCGTCCTGCAGATGCTGGCCGAAACCGATGCCCAGTGGCGCATCGTGGTGGACGCCGCCAACCTTGCCCAGGTAAACGATCCGGCAGAGCAAGGGCTGAACCTTTCCGCGGCGGACTACAACCAGATCGCCATGCTGGACCACCGCGTCTTACTCACCCAGGCGCTCACGCCCCACATCTTCGGCGTGCAGATTTTGCGCCGGCTGGCGGATGGCAACGTGGAGGTCACCGCCAATAAAAATCTCTACGGCACCTACACCGGCACCGGCGGCGCGCCCGCCACCGGAGATTTCGTGCTGCGGGCGCGCCTGATCAACTTTGACATTGCCGAAGTGGGCGGGGACGTCCGCGGCTGGGTGGGCTACCGCCTGGCGGGCGTCACGGACAACCAGGTGGGCGGCGACATCGAGGTGAAGTTCACATGAGCCTGTACTTTGGCACGCTAGCAGGAGCCCCCGGCGCTGCAGGTTCTACCAATGGCACTGGCTCTGTGGCCAGATTTAATAACCCTTTTGGCGTTGCCGCAGATACGGAGGGAAACGTATTTGTTGCGGATTATTCGAACCATACCATCCGCAAGGTGACCAGTGCGGGCGTTGTCACAACCCTTGCTGGCTCTGCAGGGAATCTTGGCACCGCCGATGCCACCGGCTCCGCCGCCAGATTTTATCTTCCTGCCGGTGTCTCGGTTGATACAGCCGGAAACGTTTTTGTGGCGGATTTTGGCAACCACACCATCCGCAAGGTAACTAGTGCTGGCGTAGTGACCACTCTAGCCGGTTTAGCTGGATCTCACGGCAGCACAGACGGCACAGGCTCTGCCGCCCGCTTTTATTTTCCCTGGTCCGTGTCCGTGGATACAGCCGGGAACGTTTTTGTGGCCGACCGAAACAATCACACCGTCCGCAAGGTGACCAGTGCGGGTGTGGTCACTACATTAGCCGGCACCGCCGGATCTCCCGGCAGCACAGACGGCACCGGCTCTGCCGCTAGGTTTCATAATCCCTATGGTGTGTCCGTGGATACGGCCGGAAACGTGTTTGTGGCCGATACCAATAACCATACCATCCGCAAAGTAACTAGTGCTGGCGTGGTCACTACATTAGCCGGCACCGCCGGATCTTCCGGCAGCACAGACGGCACCGGCTCTGCGGCCAGATTTCAAAATCCTCTTGGAGTGTCCGTGGATACATTCGGAAATGTTTTTGTGGCCGATACCAATAACCATACCATCCGCAAAGTAACTAGTGCTGGCGTGGTGACTACCGAAGCTGGCCTAGCTGGCACTAGGGGTTCCAACAATGGACTAGGCTCTGCCGCTAGGTTTGATTTCCCTGCGGGAATTTCAGTCAATACTTCTGGTGTTTTTGTGGCCTCTTACTATGGCCACACCATCCGCAACACCGTCGCCTCCGCCCCGGCCACGGTCACCCTTTCCAACCTCACCTTCACCTACGACGGCACGGCAAAAACACCTTCCACAACGGTCTCGCCCTCCGGCCTGACCGTCCAGCTCGTCTACACCGGCACCGCCGCCAGCCTCTCCGCCCCCGTCTCCGCCGGCTCCTACGTGGTCACGGCCAGCGTGCTAAGCGATTTTTACTACGGCACCACCAGCGGCGTGGTCACCATCTCCAAGGCCAGCCAGACCATCACCTTTGCCAGCATGCCCACCCGGTTTGCCGGCTCCGGCGCCTTCCAGGTGTTTCCCACCGCCAGCTCCAACCTCACCGTGGCCCTTTCCTCCTCCAACACCGCCGTGGCCACCGTGACGGGCAGCAGCATCACCCCGCTGACGGCCGGCTCTACCACCATCTCCGCCACTCAGGCCGGCAACACCAACTACGCGGCCGCCGTCACCGTGGACCGCGTCCTCACCGTGGTCAACACCCCCATCGCCCAGACCATCTCCTTCGATAAGCTCACCCCCCGCCGCGTCGTCGGCCAAACGGACATCTACAACCGCGCCGCCGCCCTCATCACGGCCAGCACCGCGCCCAATTTCTACTTTGCCGATGCCCTGACCATCGCCCAAAACACCGCCAAGGCCGAGGGCTCCTTCCAGCTGGTGGCCACCTCCAGCTCCGGCCTGCCCGTCAGCTTTGCCAGCAGCGTGGCCGGCGTGGCCACCATCAGCGGATCCCTCTGCACCCCCGTCTCCGCCGGCATCACCCTGATCACCGCCACTCAGGCGGGCAACAGCGCCTACAGCGCCGCCTCCGCCGTCACCCAGACGCTCGTGGTGGTGGACAAGCAGTTTGCCTGGCTGGACCAGCGCTGGGACCTCACGGACGTGCAGATCGATGCCCGCACCCGCGCCGTCACCAGCTACCGCGGCAACGGCGCCGTCATTTCCGTCCGGCAGGGGGACGACCATACCCTGGCCGTCATCTTTAACGACGCTTCCGGCGCGTCCCTCAATCTGCCGCTCACCCAGCTGAAGTTCACCCTGAGGGAAAAGACCAACCGGCAGGCCGTGCTCATCGAGACCATTGCCTACACCGCCGCCAACTTTGCCGAGCTGGATTTTTACTACCTCATCAATTTCCGGGCCGATAATGACGCCCTGCAGCGCTTTGTGGCCTTCGCCGGCGCGGCCGACAATAGCTCCGCCATCCCCTCCGTGGGCCAGATCGAGTGGGTGTATCAGGACAAGGTCTACAGCTCCAAGCCCTTTAGCGTGAACATCGTGCCCGAGGTGGAGCGCGAAATCAGCGAGGTTTAAGCCATGCCCGCACCCACCTACAACATCACGATCGAGCAGGGGGCGGACTGGACCCGGGATCTTTTCCTTACCACCGCCACCCAGGGCACGATCGACGTCTCCGGCCGGACCTTTAAAGCCGAGATCCGCCAGTTCCCCAGCGGAACGGTTGCGACGGCCATCGCCTGCAGCGTCGTCTCGGCCGCCGGCGGGCAGGTACGGATGAGCGTGACCAGCGCGGCCAGCCTGCTTGTCCCCACCGCCGGGGCGAAGTGGGATCTGTTTATGGTGACCAGCGCCGGCGTCTCCACCCGCCTATTGCAGGGATCTGTGGCTCTCAGCCCCAGGATCACGGTGACATCTTAAACGTAAACGTAAACCTAAACGAAAAACACCATGTCCGATATTTATCTGTCCTTAACTGAAACGCCATCCGTCGTGACGCTATCCCAGCCCGTCATCAGCGGGGCCTTGTCCTCCACCGTCACCGTGGCCAACACCGTCACCGTGGCGCTGGACGCAAACAGCCTGTCCGCCCTAGAGAATGTGACGGTGACCGTGGGCGCGGCCGTGTCGGTTTCAAATTTCCCCGCTAGCCAGGTGGTGACTGGATCCGTGGCCGTGACCACGATGCCGGCCATTTCGATCTCGTCCGTCACCATCTCCAACTTCCCCGCCGCCCAGACCATTGCGGGCACGGTCACGGCTAATCTTGCTTCGCAAGCAAAAGGCCCGATTGTTGAAATCGACTCAGCAATTCCAGCCGATCCAAAGTATATGGCTGTTGTTGGTGGTGCTTATAGCACTGGAAATGAATATAGAGCAATCAGGCTTGGGAGTAATGGTGAAATTGTAGTAGGCTCACTTCCTGCCATCTCCGGCACGGTCACGGCGAATGTAGCTAACTCTGTCACGGTTGGGGCGATTGTCGGGCCGATTGGCGGATCTGTATTCAGAGGAAATAGCGCGTTAACGGATGCAATTAGAGTCCTTCCCTTTTTCTCTCAAAACGGAGCGGCAAATTATAATGAAATTAGCACAAGCAACGCTTTGCCAGTTTCGGGAACCGTCACCGTGGGAGCCATGCCATCCGGCGCACTAACCACCCGGTTCGGTTCGGTAGTTACGGCCAATCTGGCCACCTTGACCAGTGCGGTCACTAATGCTTCCCGCAAATATCTCCTCGTCCAAAACATTGCCACCAGCACCGTGACGATCGGGATCGGCTTTGCCCCCACCACGACACAAGGCATCCAGTTAACCGCCGGAGCGGGGCTGACCTTCGATGCCTTCACACCTACCGGGGCAATTTACTGGTTATCCAGCGTCACAGGATCGAATTTCTCGATCCTAGAAGGGTAGGCCATGGGCTTCTTCGGCGGCGGCGGGGCGGCTCCCGCAAACATGGGCGGTGCGACTAGCTCGGCGGCAGGCACGGCGGGCTTAGTTCCCGCTCCGGCGGCGGGGGATGATCTAAAAGTTTTAAGTGGAGATGCAACATTCAAGTTTCCATGCGAAGAGATTTTGCCAAACGGTGTGCAAGCTGGCGGTTTTTTTGGGCCTATTGGATGCTCTGCAAATTGGGCTGGTGGAGCATCAAGTCTTTCTGCAAACATAGCTTACGCACAGCCAATATGGGTTTCAACGGAAAAAACAATTTCAACATTAAGATTTAGACTTAATTCAAGCTCCACGGCAAACATAAGAGGAGGAATATATACACCAAGAAGTGATGGTCTTGCTGGTAACTTAAAAACAGCAGAATTTGGGCCTGCTGGATTAACCGGAGTTTCAACAGGCATGGTTGGCCTAACAAGCGCAAGCACAATTACTTTGAGAAGGGGTTTATATTGGGGAGTTTTGCTTTCAGACGGAACTCCTAACTTAAGTACCGTAGGGGCAAACTATATGTGGATGTTTGGAAATAATGATTCTTCGGCAGACATATATCCCGGGTTTAGAATTTCTCAAACCTACGGAGCTATGCCATCCAGTTTTACAGGAACATGGACAAAGCAAAATAGTATCGCAACATTTTTTTATATTTCTTTTGGATTTTAATGAAAATTACAATTTGCACTCCATATGGAACTAAAATTGTTCAAGACGACAGAAGTCTTAATGAGGCAATCTCTGAATCAATCAAATGGTTAAAAATAAATTGCTCTGTGCATATTGAGCAATGTGGCCTTGATGTTGCAGCCCAACAAAACGCCGCCCTCGGCATCTACCCGCCTGAGCGTTGCGAGGCCATCAAGTCCTACATCGCCGCTTGCCGTAACGAATATTTGAGGTGCAAGGGTCTGATCCAAGCCGCCCAAACCAACGACGAGGCTGATGCCGTCCAGTTTGTCGCCCCGCCTGTGCCGTCCGGCCTGTGACCCATGGCCACCGCCTACACCTACGCTGATTTTTTATCGGCATTATCTTACCTTGAGCAAGAGGGATTTATTGAAAGATTTGTAAATGAAAAAGGCGAGGAAATGGTTAGGATTTGTGATGGGGCTGAAGACTTGTGAGTGCAGACGACCACAGCGTTCTAATAGAAATCAGAGAAAAGGTTGCCAGAATGGAGACACGGCAAGCCTATATCCTAGAGCTTCTTACAGATCACAAGACAAAGATGGACAGGATTGAACAGGAAGCTCACAGCATTAAAGGCAGGGTTTGGCTTGTATCCACCATTGTCTTTGGGGTCTTGGCCGCCGCTTGGGAGATCATCAAAAATAGGCTTCTTGGCCATTGATCGTTTCTTAATCCCTTAACCCCTTAATCCCTAACTGCCTTTGACATGCCAGCCACGGCATGGACCTAATCACCCACCTTGCATCCAACTGGCAGTCCTACCTGGGCGTCGTCACCGCCGTGCTGGGTGCGGCCATTGCCGTCGCTACCCTGATCCCCGGGGACGAGCCGGAACGGACGCTCCAGAAGATCGTCGATTTCATTTCGCAAATCTCCCGCAAATAAGGGGAGGGGATGATCACCGGTGCCCTTACCGTCCTCGGCACCCTCTTGGCGCTGGTTCTCTGGTGGCTCCAGAACCGCGGGAAAAACCGGCACGAATATCGGGACGCGATTATTGAAGCCGAGCGGCGCAAGCGGGATCAGAAGATTGATTCTTGGTGGACTAAGCGGCCTCCTACTGGCTCTTAGCCTTGCCGGTTGTGCCACGGTCACGCCGATTGCGGACGGCCCGCCTCCGCGCCCGGAAACGATTGAGGCGCTTATCTACGAGTGGGACAAGATCGAAAGAAAAGAAGGCCCCGCTCCTGCCACTTACCGTGACCAGTACGTCTCCGCGCTTAAGGCGTTATCTGCTAGCCTGGCTGAAACAGAGCGCTGGCGGCACCGGGCCGAAAGTAAATGACCTGGCGGCAGATCGTTGACCGCAGCGAGGGCCACATCGCCAAGCTGGCTCCGGGATTCCGGGAGCGGGTGGCCAAGTGGTATCAGGAACTGACCGCCAAACGGATCCCAGTGCTGATCTACTGCTCTATCAGGACGCCGGCGGAACAGGATGAGCTCTACGCCCAGGGCCGGACTAGGAAGGGAACCAAGGTGACCAACGCTAAGGGCACGCCCGTGGCCCAGTCGTTCCACTGCTACGCCAGGGCGATCGATGCCGTCCCCGCCAGTCGTAACAGCGCCGGCGAATACCTAGCCGCGTGGGAGGACACGACCACCTATCAAATCATGAGGAAGATAGGCGAGAAGCACGGCCTGCGCTGGCTGTCCTGGGAGCTGCCCCATTTCGAGGACGCTACATTTAAGGACTGGCGGGCCTTGGCCGGCGTAGCCACATCCGCACCACAAGCCGCCAAACCCACCAAGGCCGGACGAAAGCTGTCCATCCGCAAGCCATGACGCACGGCGTTACACCCCCGATGTCCAAGGAGCACGAGCTGCACCTGGCCTCCATCATGGAGGCGTTCATCAAGGACTTTTCCAAGAAGTACCGCAAGGGGCAGGCGGAGCACGGAGGAGCCCTCTGGATGCGGCCGTGCTGGGCCGATGCGATCAGCGAGGTGCTGGATTTGGTATCGTATGTTTACACCCATAAGGTCCAGCTTTCCGTCATTGCCGATCTGGCGCTGAAGGGGGCAGAGGACAAGACCGTGGCTGCGGCGGACGCAAGGGAGAGCTGCGTGAGGATACTGCAAGTGCTCCAAGGGCTTCCGGGTTACGAGGACAAAAAGTAACAAGGCTCCTAAGCCTTTGACACATACGGCGTAGCAATGGCCCGCATTTTACTGGTCGTCAGTGACCTGCACTGTGGGTCTGAGGTGGGGCTCATGCCCCCGGACACCACCGTCCGCACCGGGAACAAAATCTCCTTTGGCGGGAACGTTCACCAGGAGTGGCTGTGGGCGTGCTGGACGGACCTACAGGCGCAGTTTGCCCGGATCCGCGGCAAGGATAAGTACGCCCTACTGCTTAACGGCGACCTGACCGAAGGCATCCACCACAAATCCATCGAGAGCCTTACGCAATCCATCGAGGATCACGCCAACATGGCGATCGAGGCCGTGGGCGGTTTGGCTGCCAAGGCTCACAAGACCTTCGTCACGCTGGGCACGGAGGTGCATACCGGCCTCATCGAGCATTACATCGCCAAAAAGATTGGGGCAGAGGGCAAGGGGGCGAAAGCCAAGTGGCTTTTCCGTATGGCCGGATGTCTGGTGGATGCCACCCACCATATCGGCGTCACCAGCCGCGCTTACCTAGAGGCGACCAGCCTTTCCATTACCATGGGCAACGCCCGCCTCAACAGCATGCGCTGCGGCCAGGAGCCGGCCCGGATCTACCTCCGCGGCCACCGGCACACCGGGGGATGGTTTTCGGACGGCCAGGGGATGATCGGCGTCACCGGCGGATGGCAGTTTTTGACCCGCTACGGCCGGAAGGTCGTGCCGGACGCCATCCCAAGGCCCAGCGCCATGGTGCTGGACTGGCGACGTAAGCGGGACGGAGAGCTGCCGGAAGTGACGGAGATCGTGTTTACCCCGGATCAGGATGAAATCGCCACAGTATAAGCCGGAGGACCTGCAGGCCAGCGCTTGGCGGGCTGCCTTTAAAAAGGTGAACCAAAGCCAAGCGGAGGTAATCCCGCCGGGCTGGCATACGCCGGATGAAATTGCGGAGAAGCTGGGGTACTGCAAAGAGGTGGCCATGCAGAAGTGCCGTG